CGTGCTGATTTGACGTATCAGCAGGGCTTGGCGCGTCATTGGTCACGGCTGACGCGTTATGATTTTTATATGCCCGTGTTCGCGATGCTTGGCGAACAGGCGGTGTTGAATAAGGAGATTTATTGCGACGGATCGGTAAATGATTCGTCGGTTTTTGGTTATCAGGAGCGGTGGGCGGAATATCGTTATCAGCCGTCGCAGATTACGGGTTTGTTTCGGTCGACCGCGGCGGGGACGCTTGATGGTTGGCATCTGTCGCAAAAGTTTACTTCGTTGCCGACGCTTAATACGACGTTCATTCAAGATACGCCGCCGGTGGATCGTGTTTTGGCCGTCGCGTCGCAGACGGGCAAACAGTTTCTTTGTGATGTGTTTATGAGCATTAAGGCGGCGCGTCCGTTGCCTATGTATTCGGTGCCTGGCTTGATTGACCATCTGTGAGGTGATTATGGGTTTGTTTAGTGCTTTAGGTGGTATCGCCGATTTTGCGACGGGTGGCTCGGGTATTTTTTCGGCCATTGGTGGCGGCATCGATTCGATGAATGCCACGGATAGTGCAAAGGATGCAACGAATGCGGCGAATGCGTTTAATTCTGGTCAGGCGCAGGCGAATCGGGATTTTCAGGAGCGTATGAGTAATACCTCCATGCAACGCCGTGTCCGGGATCTTCAGGCCGCTGGTTTGAATCCTATGTTGGCTTATTCGCAGGGTGGTGCTTCTACGCCGAGTGGTGCGCAGGCGTCTTCGGTTTCTGTGGAGCCGTTGATTAATTCAGGTTTTCAGGCTGCGAATGTGAATACTCAGGCTCAGTTGGTTAGATCGCAGGCGGCCAATTTGGATGCGGATACGGTGAATAAGCAGGCTCAGACGGAGAACTTTAAAGCTCAGGCGGATTTGACTCGTACTGAGACCGCTTTGAAGACGTCTCAGATTCCTGTCCAGGAGACTACTGCGTCGCTTCAGACGGTTGAGGCTCAGAAGGTACAACAGGATATTAAGGAGTCTATTGCTCGTGTGAATCAGTTGCAGTTGCAAGGTAAGTTGACTGAGGCTGAGGCCGCTAAGGTTCGCGCCGAGATTCCAGGCTTGATTTTGATGCGGAATCAGATTTTGGCGCAAACTGCGGAGTCTAATGCTAAGAGTGCGTTGCTAAGTTCTCAGACGGGTATGACGAATATTCAGGCCGGTTTGGCTGAGTCTTTGGTTCCTCGTGCCGTTAATGAGTCGGAGGCTCAACGTTCGTGGTGGATGCAGAATGTGTCGCCGTATTTGCCGGATATTCTTAAGAGTTCTGGTGTTGCGGGCGGTTTGAAGGGTCTTTTGAAATAAGGAGATTGTGATGTCGAAAAATTCATATGTGGTGCGTGTTGTTGGTCTTTTTGATGCGGATGCGTTGTCGGACGTTACGGGTCTCCGTTGTGCTGATGAGACGCTTACGCATCAGGAGTTTGCGGAAGAATCGGATATTAATACGATCATTGATCGTTTTGGCATTGGTGAGAACCCGATTGAGCCGATGCAGTGGAAAACGAATGTTGATCTTATGAATGCGCCGGATAACTATATGGGTGTTATGAATCAGTTGATCGAGGCTCGCGATCAGTTTATGTCGTTGCCGGCGAAGGTGCGTTCGCAGTTTGATAACGATCCTGCGATGTTTATGGATTTTGTGAGCGATCCGTCGAACATTGAGGAGATGGTTCGTTTGGGTCTTGCGGAGGTCCGTAAGGAGCCTCCACCGTCGGATACCGATCGTTTGATTGCTGCGATCAAGGAGCAGGGGGCACAGGGTTCCTCTTGATGTAACTGTGCCCAGTGACAGCTTTTGTGCTGTCCTAGAGCCCCTGGCATGAGTCCTGGGGCTTTTTTATTGCTGCTCGTTGGTGACAACGAGTAGCCGACAAGCCCGTAGGGCGCGTCAGTGTTTTTTTGCTGTTGCATTTTTTGTTTGTTTTGCTAATATGTGTTAGCGGTCTGTTTTGATCGTATTTTTTTAAGGAGATTGTTGTGAATCTGTCTAAGGAAGATAAGGCGTATTTGGTTCGTGCTTTGGAAACTGAGAAGTCACGTGTAAAGCGCGCTATGAATGCGGCGGCCAATCTTTCGATCAAGGAAATTTTGCAGAAGGACTTTGCCGATTTGGAATCGTTGTCGGGTCGTGTTTTTAATGAGGTGGCTAAGTGACTACGCATGCTATTTTTGCCGTTCGTGATACGTGTGTTGGCGCGTTTCTTATGCCGTGGTTTTTTCAGAATCGTGCTGCGGCCGTTCGTGCGCTTGGTGATGTTGTGAACAAGCCTGGCGAGGATAACCAGTTCTATGCTCATCCGGAGCATTACCAGTTGTATGAGTTGGGGGTTTATGATGATGCGGACGGTATTTTGCATCCGCATGTGGCACCTGATTTCGTTGTTGATTGTCAGTCGCTTGTACGCGCTTGATTTTTGTTCTATAAAGGGGCAGGGTAATCCTGCCCTTTGTTTTTGGAGATTGTCATGCGTCGTCATTCTGTGTCAAAGTATCGTTCTGCTCGGAAGTTTCGTAAGCAGGTTGCGCATACGAAGGTTGCCAATTTGCGCGGTCCAATGCGTGGTGGTTTTCGCTTCTAGCGGTGTGCACGTCGCCGCTACCTGCTCGCCGGGTTGGTAAGCAACTCGAATTTTTACAACGCTCCGAGTTGGAGCGTTTTTATTTTCGTGGTGTGCGGCTTGGCGAGATTTTGCAGATTCCGTGTGGTCAGTGTGCGGAGTGTCGGTTAAAGCGTTCGCGTGAGTGGGCGGTTCGCTGTATGCATGAGGCGAGTTTGCATCGTGATAATTGCTTTATAACGCTTACGTATCGTGATGATGATCGTGCCGTGTCGTTAGACTATTCGGATTTTTCGGGTTTTATGAAGCGTCTTAGGGCGCGTTTTCCGAAGGATAAGTTTGGGTTCTTCTGTTGTGGAGAATACGGTGAGACTAATCCTAAGACTAATGTTGTGGACGGAGGAAAATATAGAGCGCATTTTCATGCCATATTGTTTGGTTTCAATTTTCCTGACCGTGTGCCTTGTCGTATGTTAGGGCGTGCGGATTTGGAGAAGTCGAAGTTGCTCGATGAGGTTTGGCGCCATGGTGATTGCAAGATTGGTAAGGTTACGTTTGAGTCGGCGTCGTATGTCGCGCGGTATGCAATGAAGAAGGTTACCGGCGATTTAGCGAAGTCGGTTTATACGATCGTTACGGAAGATGGCGAGATGATCGAGCGTACTCCGGAAATGTTGGTGATGTCCAAGCGCCCGGCCATTGGTAAGAAATGGTTTGAGCGTTTTGGTAAGCAGGTGTATTACCGGGATAAGGTCATTGCGCGTGGTGTTGAGATGCAGCCGCCGCGTTATTATGACAAGTTGTTACCGGAGGTTGTTCGCGGTATGGTCCAGGAGGATCGTGCTGTGGCTGGCGCGTTGCGTGCGGCGGATCATACTGACGCCCGCAACAATGTTCGTGATGTGGTTGTTAAGGCGGGTCTTAGACAATTCGAAAGGGATTAAATTATGTCAATGAATTATCGTAATCGGTCGGTGAGTGCTCATGATTTTGCAATGATTCCGCGTGCGGAGATTCCGCGTTCGTCGTTCAAGATGGAAAAGGCGTATAAGACGACGTTTGACGTTGGTTATTTGGTGCCGTTTCATTGTCAAGAGGTCTTGCCGGGTGATTCGTTCTCTGTTCATGCGATGGCGTTTGCGCGCATGGCGACGCCTTTGTATCCGATTATGGATAATTTGCATTTGGATACGTTTTGGTTTTTTGTTCCCAATCGTCTTGTTTGGAACAATTGGCAGAAGTTCCAGGGTGAACAAGATAACCCGGGTGATTCGATTAGTTTCACCGTGCCGCAGCAGGTGTGTCCGGCGGGCGGTTACGCGGTGAATTCCTTGCAGGATTATTTTGGTTTGCCGACTGTGGGTCAGGTCGTTGGTGGTAATACGGTGTCCCATTCGGCTTTGCCGCTGCGTGCTTATAATTTGATTTGGAATCAATGGTTCCGTGATGAGAATTTGCAGAATTCGGTGACGGTGGATAAAGGTGATGGCCCCGACAGTGTTGCGAATTACGTTTTGTTGCGTCGTGGTAAGCGTCATGACTATTTCACTTCTTGTTTGCCGTGGCCGCAGAAGGGCGGTACGTCGGTTGTTTTGCCGCTTGGGACGGCCGCGGATGTGAAGTTGAAGTCGGCGACGACGAATGCGGGTATTATGTTGAATGCGGCGACGCATGCGAGTTTTGTCGGTGTTAATAATGTTGATACCAATAATTCGTTTGTGCGGACTGGAACCATCAATTCGGTGTATGATCCTAATAATACGCTTTATGCGGATTTGTCGACGGCGACTGCTGCGACTATTAATCAGATTCGCCAGGCGTTTCAGACTCAGCGTTTGTTGGAGCGCGATGCTCGGGGCGGTACTCGTTATACGGAAATTTTGCGCTCTCATTTCGGTGTGGTGTCGCCGGATGCACGTTTGCAGCGTCCGGAGTATTTAGGTGGTAATTCGGTGGCTGTCGCGACGCGCGCTATTCCGCAGACGTCGGCGTCCGGGGTGACAGGTGGTAATACGCCGTTGGCGCAGCTTGGCGCGGTGGCGACGGTGGTGTCACCAACGGGTTTTTCGCAATCGTTTGTTGAACATGGTTATATTTTTGGGTTGTTGTCTGTGCGTGCTGATTTGACGTATCAG